TTGCTGATAATGTCAATATAGAATCTGCTGCAGATGATATTTTAGACTTTAGTGAACAGAACCCATTTGGAATTCCATAAATATAAGATACTAGGACTCTAAAAAATGTTTGAATATTTTTATAACGAAATCTTGAGGAGGACCATTATTGGTTTTGGTACTCTATTTAATGGCATCTCTATCAAACAGGATGGTTCACCATTAAGAGTTCCTCTTGCTTATGGACCTACTCAAAAGTTTTTGGCAAGATTAAATCAATCACCCGATCTTAATAAAGCCACATCTTTGTCTTTACCAAGGATGTCCTTTGAGTTTACTGGACTAACTTATGATCCTTCTAGAAAAGTAACTACTACTCAAAAGATTGTAGTTCAGAATCCAGATTCAGATACTCCTGATGAGAAGAAAGTTTATATGCCAGTCCCATATAATATGCAATTTGAACTTGCTATTATGTGTAAGTTAAATGATGATGCATTACAGATTACAGAACAGATATTACCTTATTTCCAACCATCATATAACCTTACAGTAAACTTGGTTGGTTCTATAAAAGAGAAGAGAGATATTCCTATAGTTCTGGAAAATATTACTATGCAGGATGATTATGAGGGAGACTTTGAATCAAGAAGAGTTCTTCTTTATACTTTAAGATTTACTGCTAAGACATACCTCTTTGGTCCTGTTGCAGATGCTTCCAAGGATATTATTACAAGGTCTACAGTCAACTACCTTACTGGTACAGATACATCCAACGCACAACGCAATCTTACATACTCTGTTGTTCCTAGAGCAATTCAGAACTATGATGGAACAGTCCTTACTAACTTGGCAGAGGATATAACTAAGACTCAAACTGTTATTGCACTTAATGATGTAACTAATGTTGATGCATCCTCTGGATCTACTAGTGTTTACCTAGATATTGGTGGAGAGGAAGTTTATGTTAAGTCTAAGGATACTGATAGTAATAAGATTACTGTTAAGAGAGGCCAAGACGGTACAACCAAACTTGCCCATATAAGAGGAACTGAAGTTAAATCTATTACTTCTGCTGATAATGCTTTGGTAGAAGAAGGAGATGATTTTGGATTTAGTGGAACTTCTACTTGGAATGGATAAATGAAAAATAATTTAGATGATGCTTTCAATATTACACCTACTGAAGTGGAAGTAGATCCCGTTGAAGTTAAGGAACCTGTAGGAATACAAAAACCAGATAGATTAACTAAAGATGATATTGAAAAGGACTATGAGTATACTCGTGGCAATCTCTATAGCATCATAGAAAAGGGTCAGGAAGCAATTAATGGTATTCTTGAACTTGCACAAGATAGTGAAATGCCAAGGGCATATGAGGTCGCAGGACAGTTAATTAAAAGTGTTTCTGATGCAACTGATAAGTTGATGGATCTTCAGAAGAAGGTTAAAGATGTTAATGAAGATGCTCCACAAAAAGGACCAAATACAGTTAATAATGCACTCTTTGTTGGTTCAACAGCAGAACTTGCAAAACTCCTAAAAAACGGAGTACCTAAAGAAGATAAATAAACTTACGGGGAGAGAAATCCCAAAGTATTATTTACTAATAAAATGCCTGACGATAAGTTGCCGTCCATAAATGATTGGGATGATTCAAAAGAATTACCCTCAGTAGAAGATTTTTTAAAGGAAGAGGTAGAAGAAGAATTACCTTCCGTAGAAGATTATATTGAAGAAGAGGAAGTAAAGGAAGAAGATACAGTTACTATTGAAGATGCAAATGGTGATCCATTTTTAGAAGTCACCGATGTAGTAAAAGCACCTGAATGGTCTGAATTAGTTCGGATGGTTAATGATGTCAGGGAAAGTATCCCAGACATTCCAGAAATAAAATATTATGATGAAGAACTAAAACAACTTGCAGAGCATATTGAGCAAGTAAGTGAAAATATACCAGAAGTAAAGGATTATGATCCTACAGTAGAAGCAATAACTGAACAAATAGATCTTTTAAGAGAATCAGTAAAGGATCTTCCTGAAGTAAAATATTATGATGAACAAATTGATACTATTGAAGATAAGATAGATCTTATCCAACAGGAAGTAACAAATCTTCCAGAACCAAAGTATTATGATGAAGATCTACAATCTATAAAGGAAGAAGTTGAAAAGGTAAGATCTGAAATTCCAGTATTTCCTCAGTGGGTTAATGAGGTAAATGAAGTTCCCGACTTTAGTTGGATAGGTAAAACTTTTGGTGTAATTGATGATGATTTTATTAAAGTTGGTGATAATATAAAATCCTTGAGAGATAGGATTGATTTAGAAGTAAATGAATTATCAGAATCACTTGAAACAAAAGATTTTGAAAAAAGAGTTGAAATTAATGAAGTAAAGGAAAATTTAAAGGAAACTAAGGATAAGATATACAAAGAATTAAAAGATTGTGCAATAAGAATTTGGGATCATCATACACAGTTTAAAGATGATGATAGAAAATTAAAGAAACAAGTTCTTAGTAAACTTAATGAGACAAAGCAAAATATTGAAAAACAAATTAAAGAATCTTATGATAAGAGTTATGAGTCAAATAAAACTCTTAAAGCTTATTTTGATGGATTAAAAGAAGAAATTGCAAATCTTCCTAAAGTAAAATATTATGATGATAGTATTGAGAATGTATCTGAAGATGTATCTCAATTAAGTAGTAAAATTGATGATACTACTCTTAATATTGCAGAGTTGTATAAGATTGTTAATAATATAAAAAGTGAGCAGCAAGAGTTATTAGAAATATATAATGACCGTCCTGTAACACCAGATCCAGCATCAAAGGAAGGTGATGATCCACTTACACCAACAGATCAAAAGTTTGCAACATTAAAAGATTTAGCAGCAAATTATAGATTATTTGTTAATAGAGTCGAGCAGCAATTATATACTATAGGTGGCGGTGGTGCTGGATTTATCAAAGACCTTGATGATGTTAATATTGATGGATTGGTAGAAGGTAATACTTTAATATGGAATGCAACTACTAGTAAATGGGATGTTGGTGCAACTGGTGCTGGTGGAACTTGGGCATCTAGTCCTGTTGGTGTTTATACTGGTAGTAATGTAGGTATTGCAACTACTGCAAGATCAGAATATAATTTATATGTTGGTAGTGGAACTACAACAGATACCGTTGCATACTTTGACGGACATATTTCTGTTGCTGGATCTATTTTCAGTAGAGAAGTAGTAGAAATAGATTCTATTGGTATTGTTACTGCTAATAAAGGTGTAAGAGTAACTACTGGTGGATTGGTAGTAACTGCTGGTGTAGCAACTGTTGGAACAGCAATCACAATGGGTGGTGGCACAGTAACTGCTACGGAATTTGTAGGTTCTGGTTCTGGGTTAACAGGAGTAGCATCTACTGATTATATTATTACTGGAACAGCAGCAACATTTAACAATCAAGTTAATATATTAAATGTTAGTGTTAGTGGTGCTTCTACTGTAACTGGCGATTTAACTGTTGGTGGTGACTTAAATGTTACAGGTGATCTTAGTTATGATGAGGTAACGGGTAGAAATATTAATATTACAGGTATTTCAACTTTTGGTTCTAGTTCTGGAGTAGGAACCGTACATGTTGGTGTAGGTACTACCGCATTATTAGTTGATGGTGATACAAGAATTACGGGTATCCTCACCGTTGGTAGATCATCTATTACTATTGATGGTAATAATAATCAGATTAATGTTGGTCTTGTTACTGTATCAAATTCTACTATTGTAATTGGTGAAAATGTAACACTTGATGCATCTGCAACTGGTATCAACTCTGCACCAAATGTGCTATATGTTGCTAAAGATGGTTTAGATACAAATAATGGAACATCAATCGATAATGCATTCTTGACAATTAAAGCAGCAGTTGGAGCTGCTTCATCTGGAACTACGGTTAAGGTTCTTTCTGGAAAGTATTCAGAAAATAATCCTATTTCAGTTCCTGCGTTTGTTTCTATTGTAGGGGATGATCAGAGAACGGTAGAGGTTACTGCTAGTAATACAACTAGTGATATTTTTCATGTAAGAAAAGGTGATAAATTAGCAAATATGACTTTTAAAGGTCATCTTGCTCCTGCTGCTGCGGTTGCTTTCCCAACGGATGAAATTGCAGAAAACGTAGGTGGTGGAAAGTGGAAAGGTCCATATATTCAAAACTGTACAAGCGATACTACTACTGGTACTGGAGTCTATATTGATGGTGATCAAGCAAGATTATTGAAAGCGATGAATATTGATGCTTTCACACAATACAATCAAGGTGGTATTGGAGTTGCTGTTACTAATGGTGGATTTGCTCAATTAGTTTCATTATTCACTATTTGCTGTCAAGA